ACATTTGGCTAGGATTAATTGGTAAGGCAGGTCTAGGTAAGACCCCTAGTATAAATGCAGTTATATTTCCCTTGGCCAAGAAAAATAGTTTTGAGATTAAGCACTATCAGAACGAATACAAGAAGTACAAGGAATACGAGAAGCTAACTTCTAAGGACAAGAAGGATGTGGAGGAAGTTAAGGAGCCGGTAAGAAAGCAGATTATTGTTAACGATGTGACAGTCGAAGCATTGGCTGATCTCCACGAGGAAAACGAAGTAGGTATTGCAGTATTTAAGGATGAGTTGAACGGATGGATCAAGGACATGAATAAGTACAAGCCAGGTTCAGACTTGGAATTTTGGCTCTCATGTTGGTCTAATCAGCAAGCGATTCTAACAAGAAAAACAGCAAAAAGTAGCTTTATTCAGTCCCCATTAATTCCTGTGCTTGGTGGCATTCAACCTGGTATCTTCTCTCAGATTTCTACTTTGGAGAATAAGGACAATGGATTCTTAGACAGATTGCTTGTTTGCTACCCTGATAAAGAGATTGAGCATTACAATAGAAATGCCATAGAGCAGGAAGTATTGGATTGGTACGAGGCTTATATGTCTCAGTTCTATAACTTGATTCGAAAAGAAATCTTGCAGTTGAATAAGTTTGGAGACATTGAGTCTAGGATAATTAAGTTTGACTCTGAGGCTGAAAAAGAGTGGGAGCGTATATTTAACAACATCACGGATATGCAGAACTCAGATGATATATCGGAGTATGTAAAGTCAATGTTGAGTAAGCAAAAGGCTTACATCCCTAGATTTGCTCTGATAATTAACTCAATTACTGCTTACAATGAAGGCAAAGGATTTGATTGGATTAGCAAAGAAAGTTTGCTTAATGCAGAGAAGTTGAGTAACTATTTTATTGCTATGTCTAAGAAGATTAAGGTAAATTCATTGGAGACAAGCGAATTGAGTGAGTTGGTTCGTTCATTAAAGAATGAGACGATTGAAAGAAAAATACAGCAGATTCAGGAAGCAGTACCTGACTTCAATAGATCAGAGCTTGCTGAGATGCTAAATGTGAGTAGAACAACGATTTATAAACACTTAAAGAAATGATTGAAGCACTAGACGAGATTACAGAAATCCCATTTAATGTATTTTGGGATAAGTTCATGGAACAACAGCCTGGAATTTATGACCGCTACACCGCAGAAGGATATTGGCTAAAGATGAGAGAGCAAAACAGAATCTTAGCATTTGAATTTCTATGCCGATTTGGAAGCGACTTTAGAGAACCTTGGATGCATTTGAGACAGTTTGACCTCCCGTTCTGATGAGACATGGCTCTTTATTTAGCGGAATTGGAGGATTTGACTTAGCCTCTGAGTGGATGGGTTGGGAGAATGTATTCCATTGTGAATGGAATGAATTCGGACAGAAAGTTTTAAATTATTATTGGCCTAAAGCAATATCATATCATGATATCACCAAGACAGATTTCTCTATTCACAGAGGAACAATTGACATCATCACCGGTGGATTCCCTTGTCAGCCCTATTCAATGGCAGGAAAAAGAAAAGGAAAAGAAGACGAGCGCCATTTATGGCCCTCGATGCTTAGAGCAATTCGAGAAATTCAACCAACATGGGTCGTGGGCGAAAATGTTCTCGGACTTGTTAATTGGGATGGAGGGTTGGTATTCCACGAGGTGCAAGCTGACTTGGAAGCTGAAGGGTACGAAGTACAACCGTATGTACTTCCAGCTGCAAGTGTCAACGCTCCCCACCTCAGACAAAGAGTTTTCTTTGTTGCTTACTCCAAATCTTGTGCAGATAGCAGAAACACCAGAGAAGTATCAAGAAAGGCAGAAGAAGAGAACGGAGGATGGACTGAACCAAGCACCACATCCGAACAACAAGTACAATTGCCTACTGAGTCAAGTTCTTTATTCGGGGCTGTTAAAAACTCCAACAAAGATGGATGGAGAGGTGACGAGTGGAAAAAAGAATCCAATATCAGGGAACAGCGGAACTCTTGCTCAGGAGATAATGAGTGGGTATCCACCGACTATGCAAAAGTTAGGAATGCTACCGAATCCAAACTCAAGGGATTACAAGGATGCACAGACTACGGAGAAGTACGAGGCAAGGAAAGAGAAATGGGCGGAAAAGGGAATCAATCTTCAACTGAGCTTACCTCAAGCAATTGTCAATCAACTACTACCCACTCCAGTAGTATCCGACAAGAATGCAGGGAGGAGGGGGAATGCTCCGAGAGCAGGACACAACCCAATGACGAATTCGTTGAAAGATGCAATGAATTACCAAGAACAGACTTCAAAATGTTCCCATCTGTCTCCCCAATTTGTACTAGAGATGATGGGCTTTCCGACAGACTGGACTCTATTACCTTTTCTAAATGGAGAAACGAATCAATCAAAGCAGGAGGAAACGCAATCGTCCCACAGGTAGTACATCAAATCTTCAAAGCAATCGAGCAATATGAATCCACTAGACAAACTTAAAGAGCTAAAACTAAACTCTATGGTCAATGAATATACTAACGTTCCACGATATGCTATTCCTGCACCAAAGTACACGGATTCTACTGCAAATGGACTTACAAAGTGCATACTTGACTACCTACAGCTATGCAATCACCAAGCAGAGCGAATCAACACGATGGGTAGACCAATCGATAATCGAAAGCAGGTCACAGATGTCCTAGGCAGAACCAAGACAATCGGAACAATGACCTGGGGCAAGTCAACAGCTACAAAAGGCTCCTCGGATATATCCGCAACCATCCAAGGAAGGTCTGTAAAAATAGAAGTCAAGATAGGCAAGGACAGGCAGAGCCAAGATCAGAAAATCTACCAATCAAACATAGAAAGCTCTGGAGGTCAGTACTGGATAGTCAAAAACTTCGATGACTTCATGAAAAAATATGACGAATTTGTAGAATCTTTAAAATCAAACAATTAATATTACTTCACAAACTAAAAAACAAAAACAATGGCAAATTTATCAGAGATTTTCCTAAAGCAGGAAACACTAGAAGCTTTACTAAGCACAGTAAAGACAAGAAATCTAAAAGGTGTATCTATCACCATTAGTCAGAACGATACCTCAAACGAATGGGGTCAGAATGTAAACTCTTATGTATCTCAGTCCAAAGAAGACAGAGAAGCAAAAAAGCCTAAGTTCTACACCGGATCAGGGAAGGTATTTTGGTCAGATGGTAAGCCATCTACAATAGCTGAAAAGAAAGAACAAGGTCATGTAAGTAAAAAAGAATATGCCCAAGAGGAAAGCTCCCTCCCGTTCTGATTACACGCTTAAACGTAGGTTTATCAACAAATTCAATGAGTTCACCCCGTGGCAGGATATCGGTCACGGGGAGTGGCTCTCACTAGAAGATGTGCAGGACAAGATTAAGCTCCTAGTACAAAACTATAAAATTAAGCACGTTGAAGTGTGGTTTGAAAGAGATGGTAAACTCCTAGATTACAACGGAAATCAAACTAATGAACCAATTAAATTCATCCCAAAATGAAACTTATACTTTGGAAAATATTAAAATTTATTAACGTATTAGCAGGATTCTGCATAGCTCTTTGGCTTGTAAGCGAAGGATTAGGCATCTTTGCATTAATTCTAGCAATATACATTACCTATTTAAACACAGTAATTGATGATATACTCAAAGGAACAAATCAAGAGGGCTGTTAGGTCTAATGTTTTTTGTGAAGGCAAAGGAATCAAGGCAGACATGGAGATGGAGGATCACCCAGATGCAGGTGATATTCTGTACAACTATTTCTGCGGTATCCCTGAACCAAGGCTCAGCGAACTGCTACAGAACCCTAGGTATATACTAAAACTAGAACTAATTCAAAGACACTTAGCGCATAACTACAAATGATTAAATATAAATACGAAGAAATCGACTTTTATGTCGATACGGAAACAGGAGAACTAGTAATTGACTACACGGAGAATGTTACTAAGATGGAGAATCACATAGCTATCGAGCTTATTGAGATTATTAGGCAGAAGCTCTACCTGCACAGAGAACAGAAGGAAAGTGTAATCAAAAGATTCTTTAAATGACATTCCACGAACACGTTTATAGAATCCTTAGCGAGATCACAGAAATGCTTGTTGCTAAGAATGAGAAGTATGGCAACTCTGCATTGGAGCCACTAGGAGTGTTCAGTCAGTTGTCCGCAAAAGAAGGACTACTGGTTCGAATAGATGACAAGCTAAAGAGAATCAAGAATGGTTCGTTGGACAAGGATGACGAAGATGTTGTAAATGACTTAATTGGATACCTAGTTCTGTTAAAGATTCATGCAAACTCTATTAATGAGCCAAATCAAGTTTTGACAAATGCAGCAAAGAACTGGAGAGAAGTCAAAGAAAAGCAGGACTTAATTAAGCAGATGCAGCAGGAATTGAGGGACGAGATGTATTAAAAATTAGTCAGGTGGCGGAATCAGACGTACATCGGAGCTGCTTGTCAAAAGTGATGGCATATTGAGATACCCTTAGATATGTGTGCAGGTATCAATCCTGTCCTGACTACAAAAATTTTTGTCGCACATTTAGTCGATATTTGAGACATAAATATCCAGTTTATTGTGCAAAATATGTCCAGTTTATTGTGCAAAATACTGGACTATATTATGGCACTTTCGCCATAGATTGCCAAAAGTCTGAATGAATATTCATTCACTAGGCTACTTTTTATTGATTAATGTCACATATAATGCACATTTTGTGACGTTTTTGTAAAATATCTTTAACCTTATCGGAAATTATCCGAATTGTAGACAGTTTGTCGACAGTTGTAACAAATCCATACACTATTTGTTACGATACCTTTAGGTTTACAAAACTCAATCTTTTGTTAACTCTTAGAATAACTTCTTGCTTACTCCTAAAGTGTGAATCTTTGTCACGGGTTGGTACTGATACTGAAATAGGTATTTGTTGTCCAAATAGGCAACTTTTACGCTTGGATCAATAAGTGAATTAACACCTGCACCTAGATAAATTCCCTTTGCTTTCTGAATAATTGTCTTAGTTTCTGTGTTGGTAATCGTGTTGGTTACCACAGGGATATTGTAGTCGTTCGTAGCGGTCATTTTAAGCACTTCTCCAAGGACTTCTCCGCTAACCTTAGTACTTCCATATTCAAAAGGAAAGGTGGTCTCAAACAGGCTAATTTTAGGCTTAAAATCAATTAGGACTGTATCCCTAATTACCTGCGTTTTTATCTTGTTTTTAGGCACATAAACTGTATCAGTAGAGTTAACTAATAAGGTATCAGTTTCGACTTTTGTCTCAAACTTATAGACAGTCTCCATCTCAGGTCTAGGGAACACCACAAAACCCAATACTATCCCCAATAGAAAGGAGACAATAGCTATCTTAATTCTTTCCTTGTCCTCCATTATGGTTCGATAAATAAGTTGTCCTGTTCCAATATTTTTCTTAACTCCTCACGGCAATATTCATAAGCCTTGTAAGTATCTTTGGATAATTCTTTATACTTCATCTCAGAACGAAGCAGTTGGTCTAGCTGCCAATGAGCGTGTTTATAATTGCTTCCATTTATAGCAGCCTTAAAGTCTTCGTTATCTTCAGGCAAATCAAACTCTAGTATCGCTTTCATTTTGTCCAACGTGCTTTTGTACCTCTATGGTCATAGTGTAACCATGT